GAAAATGTTTATTGTTTTAGGAATGGTGAAAAAGTTACTTATTCTGAAGTAGTAAAGGAAGTTGAAAGTAATAGTTCTAATGACTTGATATAAATTCCTTTTAGAGCGAATATATAGTAACCTAAAACGGAGGATTTATTATGGCAGAAAAAACAATAGAGGACTTAAGACAAGAATTAAAGGAAATGTGTGAACGAACAAACACAAGTCTTTCTGGTATCGAATATCTGATTAAATACTATTTGGAGTCATTTAAATGGACAGAAGCTGAAGCAATCAATTATGCGATTGGTTTATTCAAGAATGGAACGATAGAACAAATTAAATTTATCGGTAAAGACGGAAAACCAATATAAAATAATTAATGTTAAGAAAGGTGGTCCTATAGTGGAAAAATCAGAAAACAATAGTAAAGAAAGACTTATGAGGTTAGAAGAATCTGAGCTACGATTAAGAGCAATTCATGAGATGAGATGGATGCTACTTAGTCGAGCAGATGAAGTTTCAAATCATGATATCTATGTTGAAGGTAATGAAATACTTAATGAAGTTGAACAAAAAGTATGGCAGTATATCAATGGTGAAGTTGAAAAAATATGAGGTTAAAGTAATTATGAAAACAATTGATCGTAGTGAAATCGAAGGATTAAAAAAAGAATATCCATTAGGCACAAGAATTGTACTTGTAAAAATGGATGATGTTCAAGCTCCACCCATTGGCACAAAAGGTACAGTTGTAGGCGTTGATGATATTGGATCACTATTAGTTCATTGGGATAACGGCAGTACGCTCAATGTTTTATATGGTGAAGACATATGCAAAATTATTAAAAAAAGTGACAAATAAACCGCTATATATTCTCGAATGACTTGCTATATATTTCTTTTAGAGCGAATATACACGTAACAAAAAGAAATAAATACACATTCATTTGCGGAGGATAAAATGAACGAAAGAATTAAAAACCAAATTGAAAACATGAAAAACCAAACAATCGGTGTGGAAATTGAAATGAACAACATCACAAGAAAAAAGGCTGCAGAACTTGTAGCAGCCTACTTTGGAACAATTGCAAGAGATTCAGCAGTTGAATACGGATATTATTCATGGGCATGTAGAGACACAAAAGGTAGAACATGGAAATTTCAAAAAGATGTAAGCATTGCAGGACCTGATGAAGAAAAATGCGAAATGGTTACACCAATTCTAAAATACGATGACATTGAAGACTTACAAGCAATTGTTAGAATCTTAAGAAAAGCAGGAGCAAAAAGCGATGCAACAAGAATGTGTGGAGTTCACATCCACATCGGTGCAAACGGCCACACACCAAGGACTATGAGAAACTTAACAAACATTATGGCAAGCCATGAAAGCTTACTTTCACAAGCCTTAGACCTAGACCGAAACCGAATCGGAAGATACTGTAAAACAGTTGATCCAAGATTCCTACAAGCAATTAACAAAAAGAAACCAACAACAATGAGCGGTTTCGCAGATGTTTGGTACAAAAGCCAAAACGAAGATTATGACAGACACCATCATTATAATGGTTCAAGATACCATATGCTAAACTTCCATGCAACCTTCACAAAGGGAACAATTGAATTTAGATTATTCCAATTTGATGCACCTAAAGATGGAAAACTTAATGGACTTCATGCAGGACAACTTAAAAGCTACATTCAACTATGCTTAGCACTCAGCCAAATGGCAAAAGAAGCAAAAAGTGCCTCTCCTAAACCACAACAAAACGAAAATCCCAAATACGCAATGAGAACATGGTTATTAAGACTTGGATTTATTGGTGATGAATTCGCAACTGCAAGAGAAACCCTAACAAAGAGATTATCAGGCGATGCAAGCTTTAGAAGTGGGGTAAGACCCGCTTCTATAGTACTTGCGTAAGGGGTGCGAAATGACAAAATATTATGTGGCTTATGGTAGTAATCTTAACATTAACCAAATGAAAATGAGATGCCCTAATGCAAGAGTTGTTGGAACTGGGTTTATCCACGATTATGAACTACTTTTTAAAGGAAGTAAAACTGGTGGTTACTTAACAATTGAAAAAGCGAAAGGCAAATCAGTCCCAGTTGCAATCTGGCAAGTAACAAAACGTGATGAAATGTCACTTGATCGATATGAAGGCTATCCATCATTTTATTACAAGACTGATGTAGAGATTGATATTAAAGGCATCAAGACGGGTAAACAGTATCGAAAGCAAGCCTTTGTTTATATCATGCATGAGGATCGTGAAATTGGCATGCCATCAGATTGGTATGTACTAACTTGCCTTGAAGGTTATAAAGCATTTGGGTTTAGTCCTAAATATCTTGAAGATGCACTATTAAAAAGTATGGAGGTAAAAAATGAAAACAACATCAAACGTTATTAAAACTTGTCCTTTATGTGAAAAGGAATATAGAGGTCACCCTGCCATTTCAAGAAAAGACAATCAAACACCAATATGTCCTACTTGTGGAACAATAGAGGCCCTTGAAGGACTTGGTTTGAAACCTGATGAGATTGAAAAAATAATACAATCGATTCCCAGGATTGAAGAGTTGTAAAAATCTAAAACAAAAAGGTCGACTTCGATCGACTTTTACTTAACATTAAATTTGGAGGATGAGGTTTTGGGAAAGCTAAAAAGTTATGTTCCCACCAAGTTCAAAGCCAAAAACTCCGTTTATAGTAAAGAAGCAGCCGATAGAGCTGTTTGTTTTATAGAGTCACTAAAACACACTGATGGAGTTTGGTATAAAAAGCCATTTGAACTCCTTGATTGGCAGGAACAAATAATAAGAGATGTTTTTGGAATTTTGAAGCCAAATGGTTATCGACAGTTCAATACTGCCTACATCGAAATACCAAAGAAACAAGGAAAGAGTGAACTTGCAGCTGCAGTTGCTCTTTTACTTACTTGTGCTGACTTTGAAGAAGGTGCTCAAGTTTATGGTTGTGCTGCTGATAGAAACCAAGCAAAGATTGTATTCAATGTTGCCAAGAAAATGGTAGAACTTAATAAGTACTTAAAAAAATCAGTTAAAATATCAGAGTCAAAAAATAGAATTGAATATAAGAATAGTTTTTATCAGGTTCTCTCAGCTGAAGCCTACTCAAAACATGGCTTTAACATTCATGGTGTTGTATTTGATGAACTTCATGCTCAACCAAATAGAAAACTATATGATGTAATGACAAAGGGTTCAGGTGATGCAAGGAAGCAACCTTTGTTTTTTCTCATAACCACAGCGGGCGATGATACAAATTCAATCTGTTATGAAGTTCATCAAAAAGCGAAGGATATACTTGAGGGTAGAAAAATTGATCCTACTTTTTATCCTGTCATTTATGGAGCAGATCCCGATGAAGATTGGACTGATCCTGAAGTTTGGAAAAAAGCAAATCCTAGTCTAGGTATAACTGTTGATATAGAAAAAGTAAGAGCGGCATGTGAATCTGCAAAACAAATGCCAAGTGAAGAGAACTCCTTCAGGCAACTCAGACTAAATCAATGGGTGAAACAAGAAAAACGCTGGATGCCCATGCGGAAGTATGATGATTGCTACGTCGATTTTAAACCGGAAGACTTAAAGGGTCGTGTATGTTATGGTGGACTTGACCTTTCATCCTCGATGGATATTACCGCTTTTGTGCTAGTATTCCCACCAACGCTAAATGATGATAAATACTACGTTGTACCGTTCTTTTGGATACCTGAAGATAATATGAAGCAAAGAGTAATTCGAGACCATGTTCCTTATGACTTATGGACATCACAAGGATATTTATACACAACAGTGGGTAATGTGATTCACTATGGTTACATAGAACATTCGATTGATGAGCTTGGAAAGATGTACAACATTAAGGAGATCGCCTTTGACCGATGGGGTGCTGTTCAGATGACACAAAATCTAGAACATATGGGTTTCACAGTTGTTCCCTTTGGACAGGGTTTCAAAGATATGAGCCCACCTACCAAAGAGTTAATGAATCTGGTCATGCAAAAGCGACTTGCTCACAATGGTAATCCAGTACTTCATTGGATGATGGACAATATTGCGATTAGAACTGATCCGGCTGGTAATATCAAAATGGACAAATCTAAATCAATCGAAAAAATTGATGGTGCTGTGGCTACGGTAATGGCACTTGATCGAGCATTAAGAAATGAAGGTATCTCAAGTGAATCAGTGTACGATTCAAGAGGTATCATTTTTATATAAAGGGGTGATAGATATGGGTATATTTAAAGGTATTTTTAAATCAAGAGATAAACCAGAAAATAAAGTCTTAGGTGGTGGGTATTCTTTTCTAATGGGCAGTTCTACAGCTGGAAAAAATGTAACAGAACGTTCTGCTATGCAAATGACTGCTGTTTACTCATGTGTCAGAATTCTTGCAGAAGCGGTTGCTGGACTTCCACTACACCTTTATAGGTATAAAGAAAATAATGGTAAAGAAAAAGCCATTGACCATACTCTATATCATTTACTTCATGATGAACCTAATCCAGAGATGAGTTCATTTGTATTTAGAGAAACCCTAATGACTCACTTACTTCTTTGGGGAAATGCTTATGCACAGATAATCAGAAATGGAAAAGGGGAAGTCATAGCCTTATACCCATTAATTCCAAACAAGATGACAGTAAATCGTGATGAAAATGGACAACTATACTATGAGTATTCTAAAACTGCTGATGATTTTTACAATGTTTCTAATAGTACAGTTATCTTAAATCCACGAGATGTTTTGCACATTCCAGGACTTGGTTTCGATGGATTAGTCGGATACTCACCAATTGCTATGGCAAAAAATGCAATCGGTATGGCCATAGCCTGTGAAGAGTATGGTGCGAAGTTCTTTGCAAATGGTGCAGCACCAAGTGGTGTTTTGGAACATCCTGGAACCATTAAAGATCCAAAGAAAGTACGTGAAGCATGGCAATCGCAATTTGGTGGTAGTTCCAATGCCGGTAGAGTTGCTGTACTAGAAGAGGGAATGAAATATACACCAATTTCTATCTCTCCAGAACAAGCACAGTTCTTGGAAACAAGAAAGTTTCAAATAAATGAAATCGCTCGAATTTTTAGGATCCCTCCTCACATGGTTGGTGATCTTGAGAAGTCGAGTTTTTCTAATATCGAGCAGCAATCTTTAGAGTTTGTTAAGTACACCCTTGATCCGTGGGTAATCAGGTGGGAGCAGTCCTTAATGCGTTCTCTTCTTTCTCATGAAGAAAAGAAAGAATACTTTATCAAGTTTAACTTGGAAGGACTACTTCGTGGGGACTATGAATCAAGAATGAATGGTTATTCAATTGGTAGGCAAAACGGATGGATGTCAGCTAATGATATTAGAGAACTTGAAAACCTTGACCGTATCTCTCCGGAAGATGGAGGAGATTTGTACTTAGTTAACGGAAACATGCTGCCACTTAAGAATGCTGGTGCATTTGCAAAAATAAATGAAAAGGAGGAGGATTCTACCTTTGGAAAAGAAGAAATTTTGGAACTGGATAAACCAAACCAATCAAGAACAAAGCGGTGATAGGGTTTTAGAACTCTATGGAACGATAGCACCAGATAGTTGGTTTGATGATGATGTTACACCTAAGATGTTTCATGATGAGTTATTTAGTGGCTCAGGCGATGTTACTATATGGATAAATTCACCTGGTGGTGACTGCATAGCTGCTAGTCAAATCTATTCAATGTTGATGGACTATAAAGGAAATATAACTATCAAGATTGATGGAATAGCCGCAAGCGCAGCTTCAGTTATAGCAATGGCTGGAACAAAGGTGCTAATGGCACCTACAGCATTAATGATGATTCATAATCCGGTAACGCTAGCCTATGGTGATCATACGGAAATGAGTAAGACAATTAAAATGCTAAGCGAAGTTAAAGAAAGTATCATCAATGCCTATGAAATTAAGACCGGTATGAGTAGAGCCAAGATATCTCGACTAATGGACGAGGAAACTTGGATGAATGCAAACAAAGCAATCGA